ACTTGCGTAACCTAGCATTTAAGCGTCGGTAGTACTCGTCACTTTGAGGGTCAACGTAGTCGTCGTTAACAAGTTTGTCATGCACAGCTAGGGCAAACGCGGTCATTTCCTTGTCTTTACCCCACCAGTGAATATTTCGCTGTTTCCACCTTTCGGCTTTCTCATCGACTTCTTCTGGCTTCTGTGCAACCGTTGGGAAACTTTCTTCCGGCTCCTGTTCAGGGGCTGGTTTAAAGTTACTCAGTCGTTCGGCTTTAAACTTGGTGGATGTAAGATGGTCTTGTGCTTCCACAAGCGCATCTGAATCACCCGATTCATACGCTTCCTTGTACTTACGCTTTGCCTCATCAAGCTCTAGCGCAATCTGTTTCTTTGCCTGCTCAAGAAGAGCGTTTTGGCTAGTATTTACAGATCCTTTGAGTTTTTGATTTTCCTCAAAGTAGGCTTTAGCTATACGAATAGCCTCTTCCTTCTCGCGTAGCGCAGCTTCTTTAGCTCTGCGTTCGTCGTGATACCCCTTTGTAAACTCGCGAATCCTGTTACGGTCTCGCTTAGAGTACGTAGCAAGCTCGTCATCAGTCGGCTCCTCTGGAGGAGTTTTCATGGGTTCGCGCCCACGATCCTCTTCCGGGGTGTCGTCTACGACTTCAATTTCAAGGTCATCGTCACTTGCCATTTCGACGACCGGTTCAGGCTTGTCGCCAGCCTTGTCTAAGTCCAGTGTTTCCATATATTCAGGCATAAACCCTCCTACGCACGGGAAATTCCGCGAGGATCTTGAACAACTGCTTCGACGCTGTCGTCATAGATCATCCGAAATTCTTTGCCATGAATCTTTATTCTTGTGCCCGTGTTGGGACGAACAAGAACAAAGTCGCCTATCTTGCAAGAAGGACCACTAGGGAATTTCTTTTCATCTTTATAAGCGTCTGGACCCATTTTCATTACGAAAAGCACTGGGGATAAAATCTCTTCGTAATGCATCGTGGTGCCAGCTTTTGCCAGACCGCTATCAAACTTCTCTTCAATCTCAGGTAAAGCGCACAAGAGATAAAAGGTGCTTGGGTCAGGCAGTTGACGCGCTTTCTCTCCCGCAGATTCAGGCAACGTCGTGGTTGTTTCTCCATCCTCACTCAAAAGGATTTCACTCATCGAATTTCTCCAGTTTACGCACAAGGTCTGTAGTTATCATTTGCGCAAACATCAGACCTTGAATCTGCCCGCACAAATACCTGTACTCGGCGTGATCTTTCGCTGCGCCGTCACAGATAGTCTTGGAAAGGGAATCGCCTCTTTCCTTGATCTGGTTAAGGAGATGCTGGAGTATCTTCTCCTCGTTTCCCATTATTTATTACTCCGTTTAAACAAGTCAACCTGAACTTTTTGATTTGCCAATTTTTCCTGCGATGCAATTCTTGCAAGATCAACTTCTTTCTGGTTGGCAATCCTCTGGGCTTCCAGTTGCAGTTTCGCCTGTGCAACCTGTGCATCCGATTGAGCTTTCTGGGCATCGATCTGGAGTTCTGCCTGTTGGATCTGAACCAGCGGGTCTTGCATTTGTTGCTGGGCTTGGGCTTGTTGGGCTTGAGCTTGGTTAAGCTGGAGAAGCTGTTGGGCACCTTGGGCGACCAACCGGGACAGTTGGACTTCCACATCCTCCGGCAGTTGCGCATCCGGGGCTGGGATAGGTACACCGACTTGTTCTTCGACCTTCTTGCGATAGCTAAAGGCTAGATGCTCGGCAATATGCGCCATTGCTGCCATCTGGATCTTTTGAGCCATCGGGTTTTGACCAATGACTTGCGCAATCATTGGGTCTTGCATGAATGCCATGTGGGCTGCGATGTGCGCCTCGTGGTCTTGGTAGATGAAGGCTTTTGTTGGTTTGCCGTTCAAGAAAGCCATGTTTTCCGAGATCGGGTCTTTGGGCTTTTGGTCGTCTTCGACCGGGACCAACTTCTCTGCGTTCTTGATCCCCAAGACTTCGATCATCTGCCGATGGAGGTTGGGGAGGTCGTAAATCTGGGGTGCGGTGGTGGCTAGTTGGATCACAGCTTGGTACTGCATGATCCGCTGCGCCATCGTGGAGGAGTTCGGGTCAGAAACCGGGATGACTTCAACGATGTCGTAATCCGACTGTTTTGCCATCCGATCCCCGGACTCAGGGTCGTACTCATATTCTGTCGGGGCGTAGTCCCGGATGATTTCTTTTAAGAGTTTAAACTCTTGTTTCATCGAGGCATGGACGCGAGCCTGAACGGCAGACATCATCTTTAGCTGGCGCTCCAGCAAAGCCAAAGTCGTGCCGACCGGCGCATTGGCGCTCATGTCGGAGATCTTCATCTCCCCGATGGAACCTAGTCTTCTGCCCTCTTCTGTGATTTGATTCAAAAGGGTCAAGAGAACCTGACTTGGCTCCTTGTAGGGAAGCGGCATGATGTTGTCACGCATTGCCCCACTGGGAATATCAATATCCCGCCATTCGCCCGGAGCAATCGGGGTGTCATCATCCTTGATCCTCATGCCACGGGTCTTTAGACCACCGGGCAGATTAGAGAGGGTTCCGGCATCCACCAATTGTCTGATCAGGGATGTCCCGGCACGGGCGTACCCGCCGATGATGTGGATTAGACCCAAACCATAGAAACCAAAGCCGGGGATGTAGCAATAATCCACGAAATGCTGGCGACTTTGCTTATTGGGGTCGTCCTCGTTCCAGTTTCTGTAGACCGACAAAACCTGATTGGTGCCTTGGTCTATGGTCACGACGTAAGGCAGGGCAATCCCGGTGTGTTCGCCGTCTTCATCTACATCCTCCAGACCTTCGATGTCCAGATAGGTGTGGATTTCCAGAATTCTGTAGCGGTCGTCGTCATTGGTTTTGTAGCCCTGTTGTTCGGCTTTTTTCTTCTCAATGTCCGACAGAATGTTCATCGGTTCGCCCAAGTCTACATCCCGGTAGAACCCGGAATACTGGAGCTTCTTGATCTCATTCTTGGTTTTACGCATCACATGGGTGACACGTTCTGCGTTCTTTAGGGATGAGGTGCCGTAAGGGACGATGATGTCTTCGGCGGGGATAAAGGGTGCGGCAGGGATTTGCTTTTGGGTGTCTGGGTAGACCTTTTTAAACGCTGCCCCGGCAAGTCCCAAGGAATACAGGAGTCTTTCATGTTCCGGACGGTAGTCGGTCATCTTCTCCGTCAGGGTGTAATTCATGTCGGTGCGGACTCTCTCCGATGCTTCCTCTTTTTGCTTGGTTATCGCCCCGATGATCTCGGTCTTGACCGGACCTCCAGCAGGGAAGGTCTCCATAATCGATTCCGACTGAAACCTGATCGCGGCTTCGGTCAGGACGGTTGAGTAAACACCACACGCTCCATTCCAAGGCTCCGTCCTTTCCTCATATTGAAGTCCCAAGACCTCCAGACCTTTGACAAAGGTTTCTGCCCAGTCTTTTCTGGAGTCTATATCGGCTTCGACAAGGTCTGTCAGCTCACTGGCTATGGTGTTTAAAACGCCTTCGTCCAGAACCTCTGCAAGGTTCGAGTTAAAATCCGCGCCTTCAAAATCACTCCCCTTTTCGAGGGTAATTTCCAAGCCATCCATTGATATGGATACCGCCTCAGGGTCCTCAATCTCGATCTCAATTGGTTCCTCCGGTAAGGAAGCTAATCCCATTGGGGCTTGGTAGACGCTCTTTTCAATCGCCATGATGATTCCTAGTAATAAGCCATGCGACGACGGAAATATCTAGGTTCATCTTCTTCATCTGAATAAACCGAGATAAATCCACCTTGTCTAAAACGCAATAGAGCCTGAGAGGATGAGTCCACCAAGTCATCATGGTCGCCGTTAGGGAAGGAAGCCATTTCTTCCATGACTTCATCTGCCCATCTTGTCTCTGGGCACCAGACCACGCCTGACGCAAACAGGTCGGATATAGCGTTTACACGCGCAATCTTATCGCTTCCTTTGCCCGGTGTATATTCGGACAGAGGAATACCGATTTTTCTCATTTCATAGATCAAGGGCGCACCTGCTGCCCTCTTCTCGACCAACAGGGTGTCGGGGTTCCATTCCCGCCACATGTCAAAAGCCTTCTTTTTTAATTCCGGGAACTCCATCCTTTGTTTAAACGCATCTAAAAGGATGATATTGGGGCGTAGATCCCCGTTTTTGTTGGGGTGCTGGAAGACTCCCCATGTAGTGCAGGCTGAGTAGTCAGCCCGGTTGTTCTTTTCAAACGCGGTATCCCAGCTTTGGATCACATATTCGCAGGAGGGTGGGTCTGACTTCTCCCAAATCTGCCATTGATCACGTTTTACAATCGCCCCTTCCTCGGAGGTGGGGTTTTGTTGGTACTGGGCTTCCCATTTGGCGACCGGGAGTTCGGCTTTTAGGGCTTCAAGTTCTTCTTTTTTCCAGAAACCGGGCCACAACGGGGTTCCAGAGGGCAAAATTGCGGGGAAATCGATGACTTCCCACTCATTTACCCCGTCTTTTTCGGCATTTTTAAGGATTTGCCCGGTCAGATCTCGCTTTGACCACCGGGTCATCACAATAATAATGGCTCCTCCGGGCTGTAAACGCTGACGAGGACCGGATGTGTACCATTCATAGACCGAATCAAAGACGGCAGGGTTGCCCTGTTTGGCTTCCTGCTCCGAATGGGGGTCATCAATAATCAATAGGTCAGCGCCTTTGCCAGTAACTGCACCGCCCACACCAATAGCGAAGTAGTCACCACCCAGATGAGTATTCCAACGACCGGCTGCTTTAGAGTCTGACGACAGTTTTGTATCAAATACCTTCCCATAACCATCCGATTGAACAAGATTCCTCACCTTTCGACCAAAGCCCACCGCCAGTTCTGCCGTGTGGGCAGTCTGGATAATCTTCTTTTCCGGGTACTTCCCTAGAAACCACGCGGGCAAGAGATAAGACGCAAATTCTGACTTGGTATGCCGGGGCGGCATGTTGATAATCAACCTCTTCAACTGCCCGGATGCAACCCTCTCAAAGGCTTCTGCCATGATCTGATGATGTTTCCCGGAAATAAACGCAGGCCACATCTGGGTCACAAAGAAAAGAAACGACTCCTTACACCGCTCTATCCTGTCCATCTCCAACAAAGAAAAAACCTTGTTCCTCTCTGCCTCAGGGATCTTGTCCACAATAGCAACGTAATCAGCTATTTCTTTTTTTGTAAGCAATGTCATAAAGAAGAGATCTCTTTTACCGTCCTGTCGAACAGCCTTATTCCATAAAACTTACGTGGCTTGACCTCCAAGATCCCATCCTCTTGGAGCCTTTTGACAATCCTATGAATATTGGACTTAGCCTTCATGCCTACCCCCAAGGCTATCGCCTCGTAAGAAGGCGACATCCCATGCACCTTGATGTACGCCCGGATGAACTCCAATATCTGCCGTTTTCTTTCAGTCATATCCACCCCAACACGGCTGAGGACTGCGCCCTTACGAGGCCGCTTAGTCACTAAGGACACTCCGCTGATCTCACTACCTTTAGTCCGGACTTTCCAGTAGCAAGCCAATCCTCATGCGCTTTGGAGCGGGTAGCCGGGGTCGAACCGGCGACATTCTGTTTGGAAAACAGATGCTCTGCCAACTGAGCTACACCCGCCAACACGACTGGACACTCACCATCTCTCTCGTCGGTAGAGGTGCGGTCTACCTTCTGGCAAATGCCCATGCGTGTTGGTACTCGCTCCACTGCTTGACCACTGACCAGAGTTAATCAAATTGCAGCATCTGCTTTCCCAACATTTAAACTATAAATGAGAACATTTAAACTCTCAACATATATATACCCCCCGTCCAAAAACCTTACCTCCTTTTCCCATGTTTCACGTGAAACGAGGGGGTGGGGGCAAGACATTGTTCTCATTGGGAAAAGGA